TCGGGAGATAAGTCACGGTGAAGGTTGCCTGTCCACCACCCGTAGCCGCCCATGAGGCTGCGGTGATGCCGATGCCCAGCGGGTTCTGGTATGAAGCTCCGGGATACGGGTTGTTGCCGAAAGAGTTCGTGCCTAGATTGCTTCCGCCCCATGTACCATAATAGAGCTCTGCGTTTGGCATCCAGTTTACAACGAAGCCGGGATTGTTCGTCGCGGAGTTCCAGAACGTTGCTGTCGACTGCTGCTGACTTCGGCCAGCTTCGATTGTAACGAACGGCTTCGGGATAGCGGTGTTGTTGATGTCGATTGCGACGCCGCGTTGCAGCCACGACATACCAATCACCGATGCACCGGTAACAGGATACACAAGGGCGTAATCCTGCTGGTAACTGTTCGTGTAGAACTGTGGTAGATTGTTCTCGTTCCACTTCCACGGGAAGTTCTGCGCAAAGATCTCGTTCATAACATCGTTGCAAATCGTGAACGGCAACAGGGTTGAGAAACCCGCAGCGTTTACGATTGGCTCGGTGTCTCCGTTTAGCTGAGCGATATCAACTAGATTCTGAACGGTGACTGTTGATGTGTCGTTGTAAGTGCTGGTTGCCATATTATCCGCCCTTCACTCGAGAATTCTGCGGATAGGTTCCGCTTGCAACGGGTGCACCTGCTGCACGACAATCTTCAGGTAGACATTGAGTGTGATTAAAGGATGTGTCAAACCACCAGCGCAAGGAGCAGTTGGATGTTTGTGTATATGTTTCTGTGCCGTTCACATCAATAGCGTTGTTAGGACCGAACGGAGAAACGCGACTGTCCGTAACACTAAAGGATGTTTGCGGAGTTGCGATAAAATTAACTCCAGTGATGTTACTTCCACTGACTGTTTCATTCCGCGATGTCGGACTAAATGTGTACCCGGTAAAACTAGGAGTGATTGTATACACGCCGTTTGCTAGCCCGGAAATTGTATAATTGCCTGAACCGTCAGCCGTTACATTACCAGATGCCGCACCTGAGTATGCTACGTTAGCACCTGCCACCCCAGCGTTTCCAGAAATAGATGACGTGGTGGGGGTGGCTGTAAAGTTCACTCCGGTTATATTCGAGCCGCTCAGAGTCTCGTTTTGTGATATCGGACTGAATGTATAGCCAGCTAAGCTCGGTGTAATTGTGTATGAACCATTTGCCAAATTCGGAATCGTATAGTTACCAGAGCCGTCCGCAGTTACGTTACCCGCTGCCGTGCCCGAATACGCTACATTTGCACCAGCCACACCAGCGTTTCCTGATATAGAGAACGTTGTAGCAGCGGCCATGAAAGTTACAATCGCCTGCTGCCACGTAGTGCTTGCCGCAAATGTTCCCGTGGCATGATACTGCCCTGTTGACGAAACATTCACATCTTCAAGTGAAAAAACATTATTCTGCTGAATGCGAAGTGTGTAGGCTAAATTTGTACCAGCAGAATATGCATGAAGACCTGCGCTGTCTGTAGCAAGACCAATCAAAACCTCATTGGCCTGTGAGGTTGTTCCTGTTGCGCCAGAATCCGCGTTTTGTCCAACCCCCGTCGCATTCGCCGTCTGGTCAAATGGGGTTGCAGACATTCCTGTATAAGCCGCGCATACCTCGTCAACTTCTTGTCCAGTTCCAGTATATTCAAATTGAACTGTGTTAGCTCCCGCTGTTTTGGCTATGGCGTAATACATGTACATCCAGCCAGTGCCTACCGCTATAGGCCACCCTGACACAAGAGTGTAAGAATTGTTAAAAGTATCTTGTATGGTTATAGTTCCCGGGGTCGGGCCATTAAATCTAGCGCAAAAAATAAGTAAGTCACCAACATTGTTGTTCACGCCGTAAGCAACCGATGCCGGGGAGCCGGATACCGCAGATGTCGTAGACCCTGCCGCGCTGCCTGTTATGTATCCGAATGCCATTTCATCACCTCACTACATTCCGGTTACGCCAGCAGAAACAGCGTACCAGTTACCGTTAGTTGCGTCATACGTGAACTGTTGAACGCTAACTGTACTTCCGCCGGAAGAGGGTGCTGTTCCGCCTTTCAAGTTTGACGCGAATGCCACAGTCTGACTACCGCCGGAAGACTGGACCCAAAGAATCGTAATAATCTGTCCTTGAACTGGGTTCGTTATCGTCATAGACGTAACGTTTGCAGTTAGCGCGACTCTGAAAGTATTCCCTTGAGCAGCGTTAATTGTTAATGCGCCTGCGACGATAGACGGGGATACTGATTGAGAAACCATCGCGCCAGATGATACGAATAGCGCGGCTGGAAAAGAAGAATTACCGCCTACAGTTACGTTACCACCAAATTCGTTGACAGCGAGAGGACGAACTGTTCCAGTTCCTTGGGCCTTGCTGCCTACAGAACTATACGTAGGATACTTGTGAATCGATACGCATTCAAAGTCTGTGCTATCCAAAGTAATGTCGGTTGAGCAAACATCAATCCAGGCGTCAATCTGCGATGCAACAGTAGACCCGTTGCTCATCACATCCAAAATACCCTCGGTGCTAGCGTCTGCTGGGCGGAAATAGGGGACCGCCGCCGAGGTAAACCAATTTCCCGTAGAAAGCTGAGCTACTTTGGTTTTTGTTGTTCCATTAGAATTTAAAGTTAGAATACCGGACGTTCCAGTGTCCAATCCTAAGGTCAAACCGTTTCCAGATATCTTAGAGGTAGCAACGCTGGCAACACTCAGAGGAGACCCAGATGTACCATTTCCTGTCAAACTGGAATCTGTATCTACGGTGGCTCCGCCGCCAATATTTAGATTTCCAAAGGGCGTGCCAGTACTATCAATTCCGCCGACAATATTTCCACCTTGTTGTTGAATTTGAAGAACATCTTCACCTGGCGTTGTAGGCCAAACGTTCTGAGATGTTTTAGTTGGAGATGACATTTAAATATTCCTCGCGCAGGTAGGCAGGTGCGCTAAATTGTGTTTGGATGCAGCCATAGACGGTGGAGTGGGAAATTTGGAAGGTAGATACTGTGGTCATCTTTTTCCTGAATGCAAGAGAAAATAGGGGGCGGAAACCGCCGCCCCTCGGAGCCTCGTGGCTATTTAGAACTGCATATCCGGAAGTTCCGTTCCATCTTCTGATGTCGGGACGCTTTCCGGCTTTCCGGCTGCTGGAATCTCAGACCGGGTGATCTTGTTCGTCGACGGCCAGCGGGACACTTCATCCCAACCGAAACCCGTCCAGTTATGGAACTTGCGTCCATTACGAACGAAAAATTCTTTAGTGTCTGACTGCTCCCACTTGGCTTTACAGGTCAGGCACTTCTTCTCGAATCGCCCATCAATGTACTGATGGGTGCCGATGTTATAATCAATCGCCTGGCTAGGGGTGCGTGTTCCGTTCCCCTTCATGTGACTGCAGCGTGATTGATCTGTGACCTTCTTCTGGAAGTATGCTTTGCTTTCCTGACGCGCCGTGAAGTCCTGCTGATCTACGCCGCGCTGCTTAGCTTCCTGCTCTTTCAACTCGCGCTCTTTTTGACCAAGTAGAAGGTTAAGCAATAAGTCCATCTTTGCGTTGTCGTTACCTCTCAGCGCTTCCGTCATCTCTTCTTTAGAGACGGCGACGGGTACGGATGCTGGTACATTTACATTCACTTTTTCGGTTGACATATGTTTGCCCTCGGGAAAAGTTCTCCCCTTTGAGTAGCTCCTTAATCTAAACTATCCGGATCCGCGTAGCGAGCTCCGTGACGTGTTTCCCACAGTGTTCTGAAATACCGTGCTGAGTTTGCATTCGGTGTGGGAACGCCGAAGATCTCATGCATCTTTTGTTCAGTAAGAATTTCCTTCTGAACCAACTGCACTACTACTGTACGCCAGCCTCGAAAGTCTTCACCGACGGGGATTCCGTTACGGTCTAACTTTAAAATGCTCCATTCGTACATTGCAGGAACCTGCAAGTAGCAAACGTAGCGGGCTTTCTGGCCTTGCCCGGGTGGTATGGCCCATAGAGCGACTGTATTAGACCATCCATTATCAATAGTAAAACAAGTCACCCCATTAGTACGGAGTTTTCTTATAAAATCCAGAGTACTTATAGGATTTATTTTGCGAGCCTCTGCGTTCGTGAGAAGACTTTGATCCTCCCATTTATACTCCGCAGCCATTGCCTCTGAATTTTCCTTCTCAGCCAACATAGCCTCTTTGGCGAAGTCTTTATAATCGGTAGGATACTTCATCCAATTCGGCGTACCGTCCGCTAGGAGTTGTTTAATTGTTTCTCTAGTAGTAGATAAATCATGATGCGATTTAAACGGCGCATCCAATTCCCGAAGCACGGTCTGATTATCCTGATGTATGCTCATTTTCTTTATTGTAATGCTTCCTTATACTCTCTGATATTTTTCTCTTCGTTTCTTCGGATAGAACGGCTCCTAACCTATTCTTATTTCCCATCTTTAACTTAGATTGTTTTTCACGATATTCTGGGGACCGCATGGTCTCCAATCTTTTCTTTTCAGATTCCGCAGAGAGCTTTTTACCTTTGTGAGACTCAGATAACTTGCGCTTGGTTTCATCTGTTCTTTTTAATCCTAAATTATGAGATGGAATTCCGTCTGCGGATCTCTTTTTCAAAGCATCCGATATTTTCTTTTTAGTTTCAGCGGAACATGGCCTAGATACGCCGTCTCCGCCAGCCGTGATATTATATCCTTTGTCTTCGTCTGTTAAATTCCAGACTTTAATCAACGCCCTCTCATAATAGTCCATCTCTTGTTTAGATCCGACTATTATAAGCGTCTGTACTTTAAAGTTATCAGGACCATACTTAAAGATTGCGTTATGAAGATGAGGAGATACTTTATCTTTATTACGAGATAGTTTTTTATGATCTTTCCATCTTTCCTCTAATGTACGGATAGTTTGACCAACATACTTCTTATCATTGATTTTATTTGTTATTAAATATACTAACATATCTCTCCTAGAAAGAGCGAGTCGGAGGATGTGTTCTAGGCACACCCTCCCACTCTTATATCTTAACACAGGTTGCAACCCGTGTCAAGGGTTTTCGTTACTGGATCGCAGGAACGCTGTCGATATAGCGCACACGCTGACTGTTCAAACCAGTCTGTGGTGGAAGCGTGACTGTCTGATGAAAACGATACGACGCCCAGCCTCCGATTGTTGCCGTCGGGTCGAAGCTTGACGGAGGCGCGTCTGTTACAACGCGGCACTCAATCGTACGCCAGTCCCCTTCGTCCAAGTCTGTGTCGCCCGGAACTTCGAGCCACACGCCGATCATTGCGTAGTTACCGAACACGTATGTACGGTAAGCAATCTTGCCGGACGCCTGGTAGTTTGCCGTTGTCGTCACGAACGGTGTCTGCTTCAACACAATGTTCGTGCCTGGCAGTTCGATTTCCATCTTCTGGTCCGAACCTGCCATCTTGTCGAACTTCTCCATGTTGGCGTACTTCCACAAGTCAACGATTGAGTTGTTCACTGTCGTTGCGTTGTAGATATCTCCCAACACGTTCGGGCTGATAACGCCAGCGAACTTTCCTGCCTTGTTAGGCAGAACGTTCTTGCTGACTAGCTGCTGCTTCAACGTACGAACCGTTGCTAGATCCAACGTGTACGGTGATGCAAGCAACGCGCTCTGGTTAACGTTGGCGTCAACGAGAGATGCGCTATCTGCTACGGCGCTGTACAGTTCTGAAATGCTCTGTCCAGCCTGGTAGCCTAGTTCGTTAGCCGAGTTACCGACCAACTCGTCAATCGCTGATGCGATAACGAACGCGCTGAAGTTCGTGTAGTTGTTCCATTCTCCGATCTGTGCTGGAGATGAAACCTGGGACACGATTTCCGGTGCGCCAACTGTTCCGTCCGCATTCTGTACCGTGTCGCCAGCTAGCGTGTTGTAGCTGAAGAACGTACGGTTTACACCGGCATTCAACGGCTGTACACGACGCTCTGCGGCTGATACGAATGCGTCTGTTTCGCCCTTCAAGTTCGGGATCAGTTCCTTATCGAACAAGATCGCCTGTGCTGTTAGAACGTTTGATACGTTTGATGCTGAGGGGTTTGGTCCGCTCATCTTGATGTCCTGCGTTGCTCAGAATGGGGCTGACTATTACTGCATGCCCTTGCGAGGTGCTGACCGCGCTACGCGTTCGATTTCGGCGCGCATTGCGGGATTCTTCATTGCCTTCTTGTAGTCCTCGCGGGACATAGCTTTAACATCTGCCATTGTGAGTTTCGGTGCATTCTTGACGCCAGGTGTCGGGCGTGAGCCAGACAGCTGACCAGGAACGATTCCACCGACAACTCCCGGGCGCTTCACAGGTGCGAGCACATTTTGCTGCACTGCTGGCGTTGCCGGAGCCTCAACAACCGGTTGAGCTACCGGTGCTGCGACTGGTACTACGGGTGCTACGGTCTCTACTACCGGAGCCACAACCGGGATATTAGCCGGGGATGGTGCGGGTAAAACTGTGGCTGCCTCTGGACGAGACAGCTGTGATTCAAGGACGTTGAATGCAATTTCCAAATTGTCGAGTGTGACCGGCATGTCATTGACGGTCAGATATTCAGACATCAACTTGGAGTTTGCATCGTTCTGCTCGTAGTCGTGGACGTGTAATCTCATCCACTCATAGGCGATCTTCATGCCTGCGGCTTCTGCGTATGCCTGTGTGGCTTTGGCGCTAGCCTCTCTGAGTTTTGCAGACTCTTCAGATACTGAGAGAGTCTGAGCCGCTCCACGAGCTATCTCGGCTGCTTTAGCCGGATCCGTTTCGGTTTTAGCCTGCTCGATAATCTTGGCGATCTGCTCGTCGCTCAAGGATTCCTGAACTGGCTTGTTAAATGTTGGCTTCTGTGACTTCAAGCGATGGAAGGCACGAACTGCCTGTTCGTATGCTTCTTCCTTCTTCTTGTCGAGCTCTTCTTGTGAGAATGCCTCTAGGTGTGTACGACGACCTATCGGTATTCCGTTCTCATCTCTCGCCTGGAATTCATAAACGAGCTTCACTGACGTCGGAGGTGGTGCTACAACCGGAACGACAGGCACGACGGGAGGATCAACTACAACCTCGGCGGCGGGCACTACGACCGGATCAACAACCGGATCTACAACTTCCTCTACTGGATCTGGAGCAATAACTACAGTTGAATTTGCTGCAACCCGTTCCGGTGAGTTCAACAGATTCTGAAATTCAGCTCTTAGTTCAGGTTCTTTCATGATACGTCTGATATCGGACGGAGATGCGTCTTTGACGTCTTGTAACGTAAGCTTACCTATTTCGAGTGCCATTATAACTCCAATTGATTATTAACTCTGCTTTGCTGCGAGAGGATTGAAAACTTTCTTGTACAGACTTACTTCTGGTTTAGGCTCTAATTTAGCCTTCTCAGCTTCCTTCGAAACCTGTGTGTGGTAATCGATGGATTTAAAAGACAGCGCCGCTGTGTCGCTAGCGGAGCGCGCCGCTCTAGTGCGAGATGAAACTTTAGAATCAAAGTTCTCATCGTCTTGATCAACGGCAATCACTTCATCATTCGCGCGTTGGCATACTGCGTTAATTATCTTGATGACGACGTCCCAACCGGGGGATTGAACTGTTTGTGTCAAGTTCAGTCTCTCGATCTCGGTTAGGCCGTTCTCAAGAACCGGTGTGTCGATTCTCATTGGTTGTCCTTATATTGTTTGATCAGCACCGAATCCGCTGCTGCTGGGGGTGCCGGTTAACTCCGAATTTAAGGCATGCTCGGTAGACGCACGCAATACTTCTGCGCCAGCCTTGCCTAGCTGCTTCATATCCTCTAGTTCCTTTTCATGCTGGAACTGGGCTTGCTGCTGGGCCTGCTGGGCTGCCAACTGCTTCTGCTGAATTGCGGCTGGTTGGTTGCCCTGGTAGGCTTGCTGTTCCTGCGGTGTAAACTTTCTCATCAACGGCTGGCTGAATTTGAATCCTGCCGCGTCAGCGAATGACTGGAATATAGCGGGTCCGTCGAACGTATATCCACCGTCGTTAATGCTCTTCGTGAATGCTGGTGTCGTCATCATCTGAAGTGCGATAGGCAAGAACTGCGCCATCGACTTCTTCGCGCCAAGTTTTGATCCGACTAATGCTTCGAACTCCACTTCAGCGTTTCTGAATGACTCGTGATCTAATTGAAAATCGTCGCCTAGCTTCTTGCCGAGGATCTCGCGCATAACCTGAGTAGGCAACAAGTCGTTGACCAACTCATCCATGATGTACATCCACGGTTCAAATATCTGACGCGTAAAGCGAGACGTCGGGCCATCTAGACGAGATGCGTTAGCCTGAATGACGGCTGATGCTCCGGTTCCGGAACGCATACCTGTCGTCTTTGTACCAGATGCGCTAGCACCTTGTTCAACGAACTCGTTGGCTCCCGACGCGGTTGCGGCGGTAGTCTGAGCCTGCTGAATGAACTGCCACGCTTCGCCTGGGACTGGGGGCATCGTCATGAACTTGAATGCCTTGTCGACGTCATCTTCTACATCGATAATGCCGCCCAACTTCCAGCGCTGATTCTGCGTAGGTGTGTTCCAGCCTTTCTTACGAACGGCTGTCGGCTGCAAGCCATAGTTCAATAGGTCAAGTGCTAAGTTGGTAATCCCCTGCTCAACCAATTGCTCGCTTCCTATTAATAGTCCTAGGCCCTGTCCGTAGAAAGAATCTTGAATGTCGCGCCAGTTTGCGCTGAGGAACGGAATCTTCGCGTATGGGTTCTCTTCGTTGCGGATCAGGATGTTGTGTCCTTCGTATGAAAGCACAACGATGACCTTATCAGCATCCCAACGCTCGAGAATTTCCATCGGGTTGTTCTGCGGATCTGATGACGTCTTGTAGCTGCGCGGTACGGCGTGCTGCAAGTAGCCGAGCATGCCCTCCGTCATAGTCATCGTAATATTGTCTGGCTGAGCCCCTGAGGCTTTCTGGAAGAATAGCGCTTTCAGAACGTCGTCATCGGGAATGTTGTAGCCGTCAACGCCGCGCAGACGATCTAGATCCTCGTACGTAGCGTAGTCGCGATAGACAACCCACTTCGCCTGACGGATGTCTCCGACGCGGCAGCCTGGATCGACTAAAACGGTGCGGATATCGCAGAACTTAATCCATGGGTGTGAAACTAACTTATCTTCGCGCTTAATCTCAAACTGATCGGACTTCGCGTTATCGATGAACTTCTTCGTGCCGTCCGGGTTCTCAATCGTTTCGCGCTCTTCCGTACGCACGCGTTTCTTGGTCTTTACGTGGTACTCGGAGTAGCCCCACTTCATGACACCCGTTCCGAACAAACTCATCTGGGTGACTGTGCGCTCTACCTCTTGTTCAAACTTCATGAACGACAACTGCTGTGAATACAATGCAGTCTTCGCACGAATATCATCGTTCGTAGTATCCGGTAGAGGACGTAGCATGAACGGAGGATCTTCGTAGAAGATTCCGCCCATCACCTTAGGAACGATAGTGCTGATGTGGTTCGACAGAATGAACTTCGGGACGTTGGCTTGACCGACGTTACCGCCATCGAATACCGATTGCGTTGCGGGCGATTGATATATGATGTCGGTTAAAGTCCAACCGCTAGCCCACTGATTTACATTGATAAAGTTGTCGGCTCGTGCTGCATCGTCAATTACTAGTTTGACGGCTGCGTCGTCTCTAAATTGGATCGTGTCGGTTTCGGAATCTAGATAGGTATTCTCCTGAGTGATATCGTTCGCAGGTTCGACATACAACTCATCAACCTGCTTCAAGGCTTCATCGCTCATTGTTTACCGTAACCCGGGAATGCCATATGCGTGCCTCAAGTCCGTACTACGCGGTGCTTGCTCCTCTTCCACTCTAGGCGGCGCGCTGGTGTCATAATTATTGAAGTAGCGGTCGTATTGCATCTTAGCCAACGCCTTGTCGGCCTGCTCTTTCAATGTTCGCTTCAACTCGACTGGATCCATGTTGCTGATTGAGCCGATAGGGAGGAACCGACGGAGCATACTCATGGCGTCTGGAATGTCATCCTTCCGCCCTTTGTTATCTTTGCTTCCTGTATACCCAGTCATCTGCTTGACCATCTCGTCGATCCACGGTCCTGTTACGAACCACAGACGATTGTCGTTCAGCAAGATTTCCAAACTCTGAATGCGATTGCGCTTCGCGTGTTCTTGATTCGACGGTAGCTCCCAATAGATCGGGAGGGCCGTTGCGTAGCGGTAGCCGGTGCGCTGAAGCTCAACCTTCAAGCCTTCTGCTCCGGGTGAGTTCTCAATAACAATCTGAGTCGGGTTCCACTTCTTCGCTAGCATTACGATCTGAAGTGCGAGTTCTGAGAACTTCCACTTCCCGTAAATGATCTCGAGAATCACCAGACCGTACATCTCTTTCGGTCCAGGGATGCGATATGTTCTTGCAACCACTCCGACTGACCAATCTGACTTCTGGTTTGCGGTTGGTGCCCAATCCCACGTAATGTATACCGACCCGAACTGCGGGGCTGCTGCTGCCGGATACATGTGCTTACGAAGGTTATCTTCGTTGAACGGATTGATGAACCCCTGCTCGCCTTCCGCATCTATAGGCTCATTCAGCTGCTGGTTGCGGAAGCTAGTCTCACCCTTCTTCAGGAGAAGCTTGTGCAGGTAATTGAAATCTGACTTTTCAGGAAATGCGGTAATCACCATCTCCGCCGTCAAACGCTGGAGTGGCACCGCTTCGAATCCTGGCCGGACGGTCCAAGCCTGGCGCTTGAACAATTTGATCGGCACAATCTCACCGGTCTCTTTGTCTGGGCTCAGACGCTTGCCGTACCAATCGGTCGTGAAGTAGCGCGTCCCGATATGATCCGCGAAACCCCACGGATCGATAATATCTGAGGTGCTGTCGTACTGAAAGTTAACGTGATCTCGGGTGTCTTCGGTGTTCGAGTTACGGTTGTTAACTACGTCATCGCCTTTGCAGATGTCGCAGTGCCAACCTGATAATCCCGATACGACGTTGTTGCACCACAACGACGGCTGAATCTGATCCTTCAAGATGCGCGCCGGGGTGATCAACGGCTCTTTAGACTGCCCCTCGACGCCGAACAACGCGTACTCAGGAAACAGTAGATGAAATGGGCTTGGCTTTGAACCTTCCGCCAAATAGAAGTAGCGCTTGATGCTGCGCATGAATCCAAGGGCGAGCTCGTAATCACCAGTAAGAATCAAAATACGGACGTCGGGGACTGCTATCAACCACTGTACGCAATCAACTCCGTTTAGTGTGCTCTTGTAGAATCCGCGAGGATCCAACAACATCATCTCACGCGTAGGCACTGGGTTGTTAACATCGGGGTAATTAGACAAACGCTCTTGACGCTTGATAGCGTCGTGTACGTCTCCTAGTGAATATCCCTCAGGGAATGACCCGTCAAAATTCTTCTGTACAAACTGATCGCACACAATCTGATGAACGTGAGGATATAAATCTTTTCCTAGAACTTCTTTTGCAAGCCAGTACAAATCCTTACGGGCTTTGTCGCGTAGCTCGAGCCACGATAGATTTTCATCGCCAACCGCCATACGTTCTGCTGGGCCAAACTGACGAACGTGCCCTAAGATCTCGGCTTCGTAAGGACGGATGATTGGACGATCTTCTTTCGCCTTAACTTTCTCACCATCTTCTTTCGAGCGCTCGACAGCATTCTCGTACTCAGAATCTAATCCATAGAACAGACGCCCGAGCTCTTTATAGGAGCGGGCTTCGGCTTTGTAATGAACTCCGTTAGAGTATGCATCTACTTGTGCCAACTTTAATACTTCATCTCTCGCTTCAGAGAGGCTGACTTTCTTTTCCTGCTTGACTTCTTTGACTAATGCTTTCTGCTCATTGATACATTGACGGCAACGCGATTGACCCTTTGCTTTTTCACGAACTTTACATTTGTAGCAAAGGTTCGATGCGCCTTCTTCCTGCGGCGTGTCGACCATTGGACTTCTTCCTCAATACTATTGATTGCTTGGCTTATCTGCTTCTATATTCTTCACCTTCATAGCGAGACTCTGCCCCGTCTTGTCGGTGTCTTCGTTTCCTAGAACACCGGTGGCGGTGTCCTTCGCTTTCTGTATTAAACCTGATGCATACTTTTTAGCATGCTCGTACATTCCACCGCCTGTATCATTGGATATGGAAGGTACTGAGGCTGTGTGACCGGTCTTCGTAGCGATACTTGATTTGCCATTCGGCCCTGTATCGGCTAGGGCGGCTTTTGCCCCTGCTACTTTGGCGGATACTCCGCCATCATCTTGTGCCATGATGTTCCTTAATACCAGAGTGCCTTTAGCTTCGCCACGAAATATAATCCAGCAGCTGATAGTGCTGCTAGAATCCCAGAGACAAGCAGTAGAATACGAACGTTGCTATGATCTAGAAGTTGCATCGTCAGTTCTTTAGCTGTTGGCACTGGTGTTCGAGGAGCTCTAGGAAGTGGTCCGGGCGGCTTAGGCTTAAGCCCTGCCGAATCATCCTGAATGAAATTCTTAAACGTCTTGCCCATCGGCATGATTACTGTGGGCA